ACTAACAGCCCTACCGAGTGGCAGAACATTCAGTTCTACCTCGGTTTGTTACACGCTGGCCTACTTGACTGGGCTAGTGCATCTGAATCATATTCGCAGCGCGAGTTGTCGCGCGATTGGAGAGAAATCTCCAATCGCGCTCACCGAGAGGGAATTGCTTTCTTGACGAAAGCGCTCCCTCGTATTGCAAAAGCCGTAGATTTGGCTCTAGCAACCGGATCTGTGCTCAATACTTCTGGCTTTAAAACTGCCAAAGGTACGAAGATACCCAAATTCTTTGGGACACTTCTAACACAGATATTCGACGATGCGGGTCGGGAACGCAGTGATGCGTCCCCAATTGCGCTATTATACTTGCGCCAATTGCTCTATCTTTTCTACAAGTTAGAGCTTCCACCAAACGAAAAGGATAAAGATAATGTTATCTCAACCTTTGTTAGAACAGATCAAGAATTGCCAAGCCTCGCGGCTGGCGATCTTCCAAGCCCTGGGGAATTCCTCCTTACTTTCTCTAGCACTCTTGTGCGACGAGTTGTGGGTGGAATATCTCCGACTGGAGAAGGTTTTAACCCTTCCCATGGACCTGGCGCGGTCGCCACGGGTGAAAAAGCGGATGAGAAACCCATCTTCCGACGTTACTACGAACGGCTTGCCGCCGTTTTTAGTTACCCGGAGTGGTTCTTCTATAACGCTTCACACTTGTGTGACGACTTGGACCTGCTCAACGGCCTCGAACTTAGAGATGCTGGCACTGCAAAAGTGGTGCTGGTCCCTAAGGACAGTCGAGGTCCTCGTTTGATATCCTGCGAACCATTGGAATACCAATGGATCCAACAGGGGCTTCTCGGCGTTCTAACGAACGCTATAGAGAATCACCCCTTCACGAAAGGCCGGGTAAACTTCTCTAATCAAGAAGTCAACCGATCCCTGGCGTTGGCCGGATCACTTGATCCGGACAGTTGGGTTACGCTAGATATGAAGGATGCTAGTGATCGAGTATCTCTTGAACTCGTTCAGCGGTTGTTTCCGCCGAACTGGTTCGACGCTTTATATGCGTCTCGGAGTCCTCGCACTCAGCTTCCTTGTGGTCGGATAGTCGAACTACAGAAGTTCGCACCTATGGGGAGTGCAGTTTGCTTCCCCGTCGAGGCCCTTTGCTTTTGGGCCTTATCCGTAGCTAGTATTCGATACGCACACCCCGAGTTGCCCCTTAAGGACATACTCAGGTCGGTGTACGTATACGGCGACGACATCATTGTACCGCGTGCTTGCCAAGCAGCGGTACGTCAGTTACTGCCCATGTTTGGACTTTTGTTCAACGAAGGTAAGTGCTGTACCGCAGGATC